AGAAAAGGACACAACCCCTATGAGCGAAACACAAGCAACCCCAGTAGTCGAAGCAGCGCAAGCAACTGTTGACAAACTTTGGGCGCAACCAAAACGCGAATTCCGTATGCCAAGCGTCGGCGAATACCTTGCCGCGTACCACATCGGTGGCGACACATTCCGCAAAGTCAACGAAGAATTTGTTGGCGCACAAAAAGCAAAACAAAGTGTGCTTGAAGCAGCCGCAGGCGACATCGCAACAACCGATACACCGGGTTTGTTGCCAGTCCCAGTACTCGGCCCAGTATTTCAAGACATCAACTTCATTCGACCATTCGTAACAGCGATCGGCGCACGCGCATATCCTGACGGTGGCACACAAAAAACATTTATTCGCCCAACGATCACAACTCACACATCAGTTGCCGAACAAACAGGCAGCGCAGAATTTGGTGCAGCGTCAGCGACCACAATGGTGATTGCAGCAAACTCGGTAACAAAAAAGACGTTTGCTGGTCAAGTAACTTTGTCGGTACAAGACATTGATTTTACGTCACCTGCCGCAATGACACAGATCATGAACGACCTAATGGGTCAGTACATGATTGCTACAGACAACTTTGCAGTTGACACATTTGTTACAGGCGCAAGCACTCAAACAAACTGGAATGGCACACCTGAAGATTTGATTGCAACTCTTTATGTCATGGCACAAAAAATATCGTCAGGAACAAACTTGTTCCCAACGCATATGTTGGTCGGACCTGACGCTTGGGCAACACTTGGCTCAGTAGTTGATGCTGACAAACGACCATTGTTCCCAGCAATTGGACAACCGGGTCTTGGTGGATACAACACACTTGGCGCAGGCAGTCTTGCAAACTGGGCAACAATTAACCCACTTGGTTTGCAAATGATTGTTGACAGCAACGTTGCAGCAAAAACCATTGCAGTATTCCACGCACCAGCGTCAGAGTATTACGAAGCAATTCGAGGATTGCTCAGCGTTGAAAATCCTGGCACGTTGTCACGTACGTTTTCGTACTATGGCTACGCATCGTTCTTTCAAACAAAAGCAACACTCGCGTACAAAACTAGTTACGCTTGATCGAGTAGCGGCCTAACCGCTATGGCAACATATTCAACAGCAAGCAAACAATTATTAGATGACTACGCCTGCATATCTACGCTCGAGCCAACCGACATACAAGTTGGCGACAGCGTAGTTGTAGGCGCGTTAGGCGCACCGTTTAACGGCACGTTCACCGTGTTAAGTTGCCCGCAATACAAATACACAGGCGTGGACACGACCACGGGCGAATGGACATTTGACCAAACTCAGCCAATACCTAACCAAGTGCTTTACGCTTGCACGGGTAGCAACGTCGAATTTGTTGCGATCTACACAGGCACGGTTGCGTTCACACCGACTTGCACGTGGATTACGGCAGCCAATTTAGTCACGTATTTGGGTGTGTCGATCGCTAACCCGTCAGATGATTACACGCTGATCACACAGGCCGTAAGCGCTGGCAACCAGTTTTGCAGTCGCCGTCGAGCAGAGGCGGGCTACAACGACAATTTAACAACGTCGCCTAGCGGTGATGTCACGCTCGGTACTTTGATGTATTCGGCGGCGTTGTGGCGTTCGCGTGGCTCGCTTGAGAACGTGTTTGCGTCGTTTGACGGCATGGGTACAGCACCTCAGCAATCGTTGACCCCGATTGTTAAACAGTTGTTAGGTATTGACCGACCAGCGGTTGCCTAATGCCCGCACCTTACACCGACCTATTCAACGAGACGCTAGACGATCTCGCTACGACGCTTACCGCAATCACGTCGTTGCGTGTTGTAACCGACCCAACAAAACTTGTGCCAAATTGTGTCTTTATACAAGCACCAAGTTTTACGACGATCGCTGGCAACGGCAACATCGTACGCATGGACTACCCGATAAAAGTTGTTGGCAACGGCCCAGCAGGTTTGCCCGTGTTGCGCGAAATATTGCAAATTACGGCGACCGTTTTGGGGTCGGCAATAATCGTCATGTCAGGCAGACCCGGCACACTCGACATAGGCGGGCAAGAATACCCGTGTTACGACCTCTCGGTAGGCGTACAAGCGCAAACCGCGTAATGCACACAAACACACAGCCGTTATGGTAAAACTAATACAGACAACTAAGGAGTAACAATGGCTTCAGCAACTTACTTATCAAACCCGGTATTGACGATCAACAGCGTTGATCTATCCGATATGTGTACGTCAGCAACCCTGACCTATTTGGTCGAGGCATTAGAGGACACCGCGTTTGGCACAAACTCACGCAGTTACACAGCAGGGTTAGTTAACAACGAAGTGACATTGACTTTGTATGCGAGTTTTGCCGCAACTGAGACTTACGCGACTTTGTTTAATTTGATCGGCGCAAAAACGACGGTGACACTTAAACCGACATCGGCAGTAGATAGCGCAACAAACCCAAAGTTTATTTTGACTGATTGCTATTTAGAAAGTCTGCCAGTCATCAACGCGTCACTTGGCGAACTATCAACCTATGATGTCGTATTTCAAGGCGGCGCATTAACAGTCGATACAACCAACCCATAAACCGTGCCATTACTGGCCGAGAACAGGAATAGGCAATGCGATTAAAACTAAAAGTTGATCTAAACGACGGCACAGCGCCAATCGAAGTTACAACGAATATGTTTGTGATATGCGAGTGGGAAAAAACTGAGGGTCGCAAGATTAGCGACGGCAAAGGCATTGGCTACACCGATCTAGTTTGCTGGGCGTACAATTTGCTAAAACTTAGCGGTCAAACAATGCCGGCAACATATCGCGATTGGGTTAAAGCAAACCCGAACATGACCATTGAGGCGATTGACGAGACAGACCCAAACCCTACGGCGTAGGCAGTTACCGACGGCAACTAGCCGAGTTATTAGTTGCAACAGGGTACTGGCCTACGACGATCGAGTTTGACACGCGTGACCTAGTTACGGTGATTACGCTATTAAATAAACAAAAGAGGTAGCGCAATGCCAGCATCAACAACTATTGAGGTCGTCGGAGTTAAACAGACGATTAACTCGTTGCGTAAAATTGACCCGCAATTGCAAAAAGATTTTAAGGCTGACGCAACGGCGATCGCCCAGCCAGCAATTAACGCAGGCAAAGCGGTTTACAAAGATTTACCGCTATCAGGCATGAAATATGCGTGGACACAAAACGCTCGCAAGATATTCCCGTTTGTACCGAGCAAGGCAGCCAACGGGGTCAAAATGAGATTTGACACTCGACGCAACGCAGTCGGCGTAATTCTGATAGAACAAAAAGATGTTGCGGCAGCCGTGTTTGAGACGGCGGGTCGCGCGAACGCAAACAAGTTAGGTAACGCGCTGGGGTTTGTTGGCTCTGGTCGCACTCGACTGATCGGCCCGGCGGTGTATAAAGCACGTCGCGGTATCGAAGCCGAGATGACAAAAATGATTGCTAAAACTATGCGTACCGTGCAAAGCGAGTTATAGACATGGCACTATCTATTCCTATTGTCAGCGAGTTTGACGGCAAAGGCATTGACAAAGCGATCAAAGAATTTAAGCAACTAGAAACTGTTGGCGAGAAAGCACAGTTTGCAATTAAAAAAGCGGCCGTGCCAGCAGCAGCCGCGTTGACGGCGGTTGCGGGTGCGCTTGGTTTGGCGGCTAAAGCGGCAGCCGAAGATGAACAGCAACAAGCGATTTTGGCTAACACTATGCAAAACGTAGTTGGTGCGACTGACGCTACAGTTGCGGCGACTGAGGACATGATTGCGGCTATGTCAAGGGCAACGGGTACGGCTGACAGCGAGTTACGCCCAGCGTTCGCGGCGTTGCTTGTGGGTACTAAAGATGTTGGTGACGCAACTAGCGCGTTGACACTTGCCCAAGACGTATCGACTGCCACGGGTTTAAGTTTGGCGACGGTTAGCGACGCATTAAGCAAAGCGTATGCGGGCAACATGAGAGGGCTACGGGCATTGTCGCCCGAGATGATGGGTCTAATTAAAGAGGGCGCGTCGCTTGATGTTGTAATGATGGCGTTAAACGACAATTTTGGTGGCGCGGCCGCACGATCGGCAGAAACCGCGGCAGGCAAATTTAAGATACTAAAAAACAGTTTGGCGGAAACACAAGAAAGCATCGGTGCGGCGTTGCTACCCGTGTTGCAAAAAGTGTTGCCATATTTGCAAGCAATGGCTGACTGGGCGCAACGCAACCCGACAGCGTTTTTGATTATTGCCGGCACAATCTCAGCAGTCGCAGCGGCGATCGTTGCGGTCAATATCGCAATGGCGTTAAACCCGTTCGGTTTAATCGCGGTAGGTATTGCGGCGCTAGTTACCGCGTTAACTTTTGCGTACACAAAATTTGAGACATTTCGCAACATTGTCAACACGGTGCTAAACGGCTTGATCGCAGGGTTTGAGACGTTTGCTAATTCGTTTATTAGTGCAATCAACATTGTTATTCGTGGCATGAATTTGATTAACCCGTTTGCTGACATACCAAGTTTGCCGACGATTGCGTTGGGTCGTATTGGTGGCGGTGGCGGGGGTGCTACAGCAGTTACAAGCGATACGCGTACGGCTGACCGTATGGCTCGAGAGGCAGGCGCGTCTATTCCAAGTATTGCCCCGATTATTGGCGGTGGCGTTGGTGGCGGTGGCGGTGGTGGCAGCGTTGGCGGCGGCGGTGGCGGTGTTGGTGGCGGCGGCGATCTAATGACTATTCAAGGCGCGCTAACAGAATTTGGTATGGCTGAGCGCATTGCAGCGCGTGGCGCGTCGCCTGTAACAATCAACGTCACGGGCGGTATCTCAACTAGCGCCGAGATCGGTCAAAGCGTGTTAGATAGTTTGCTCGCCTACCAGCGCGTATCAGGGCCACTCGATCTACAGATAGCGGTCTAATGGCTAGCGTGTCAGTTGTTGCAAGTGGCAACTATGACCTAGAGATTGACACGGGGTTTATCCAAGACGGATTTTTACTTGACGCTGACCCTGAGGGCAAATTAGATAACACTCAATATGTGCTTGACGGTACAACCGAGTTTGCAAGTGTGCTTGACGGTGTTAATCAGGTGTATGTGCGTCGAGGGCGACGCGATCAGGGCGACCAGTTCGGTGCTGGCACTATGTCGTTTACCATGCTTGACACCGACGGTATCTTTATGCCGTTTGACGAGGCAAGCCCCTACTACGACACACCTAACGCTAAGCCGGGTTTAGCGCCTATGCGGTCGGTGCGGTTGTCTCGATACAGCGCAACAAACGTCAAAGAATATTTGTTCGTCGGAAAAATTGTCAATTTTGACTACAACTTTGCCCTAGGCGGTTTAGATACGGTGACGGTGTTTTGTGCCGACGATTTTTATTTGTTATCGCAAACATATTTAGATGAGTACAACGTCAGCGAGGAATTGTCAAGCGTACGTGTGTCGGCAATACTTGACAGACCCGAGGTCGCATTTCCCGTCGCTAACCGTGACATCGGTACTGGCACTCAGACGCTTGGCGGCGCGTCAGCGTTCACGATCGAGCAAGGCACAAACGTTCTCGGTTATTTGTCGCAAGTCAACGAGGCTGAGCAGGGTCGGCTATATATATCACGTGACGGCGACATTGTGTTTACGCCGCGCATAGGCACAACCCTTAACCCAGCCGTAGCCGATTTTCACGACGACGGCACAAACATACCGTATAACGGCGTAGGCATAACATTTGAAGCCGATCAAGTAACCAATAGGGCAGTCGTGCAGATACTTGGTAGCAACAACCCGCAGATCGTTGACGACGCTGGCAGTCAAGCAACGTACTTTATACAGACATACAGCATTACAAACAGTTTGTTGCACAACGACTCAGCCGCGCTTGACTTGGCGACATATTTGCTTGACCCTAACCCTGAGCCACGGTACACGTCGCTAGCGACATCGTTTGCAATGTTGAGCAGCGCCCAACGCGACACGGTCGCAACGCTTGACATATCCGACACGATCACAATTGAAAAGTCGTTTGCCCCCGGCACAACCCCAGCGTCACTAGCCCAAAACCTAGCGATCGAGGGTATTGAGCATACGATCAACGTCAATACGGGTCATAGCGTCACTTATTACACGTCGCCTGTGATTGTGTTGAACGAGCTGATACTTGACGATTTGTCGTTTGGTATCATCAACGCTGACAACGGGTTAGGTTAAAGTAGGTCAAATATGGCGATACAAACATTTACTGCAGGGCAGGTTTTAACGGCAGCGCAAATGAACAGTTTGCAAGCAAACGATTACAACCAAACGGTCAGCACCAAGACCGATAGTTACACATTGGTTGCAGCCGACAAAGGCACTCGAGTTGTGATGAACAAAGCAACCGCGACAACGATCACGGTTAACACAAGTTTGTTTAGTGCAGGCGACACCTTGTTTATACAAAACATTGGCGCGGGTACTTGCACGATTACGGCTGGCACGGCAACAGTAACGACCGCAGGGTCTTTAGCGTTAGGCACATGGGCAGGTGGCACTTTGTATTTTACTAGTGCTAGTGCTGCTATTTTTTTTAGCGGTGGTGGTACAAGTTATGGCACAGCAACAGGTGGGTCATCGTCAAGCATTACTGTTGGCGGCATAAATTACACTCTTTTAACTTTTACTACTGATGGCACTTTAACGGTTACTAAGTCAGGTTTGTTTGATGTTTTGCTTGTTGGTGGTGGCGGTGGTGCTTCTGGGTCAGTTACTGGTAGTAACTCAAGCGGTGGCGGTGGCGGTGGTGGTGTCGTTGGCGCTACTTCGTTATTAACTGTTTATTTAAACGCAAATCAAAGTATTGACGTTGGTGCTGGCGGTGCAGGTGGTGCGGCTAATACTCGGACAGCAACGAATAATGGTTTAGGAAGTGCTATAGGTACTGTTGTTTCTGTTGCTGGTGGTGGTTATGGTTGTCAAAGTTCGGCTATGTTTGCTGGCGCTGGCGCTAGTGGTGGTGGTGGTACTTTTGATAATGGTTTTTCTACTGCACAAATTCTTGGCGGCAAAACGGTTCAGTCAATAGCAGGCAATAACGGCGGTGACAGTTTTGCTACAAACGCTTCAGGTAGTGGTGGTGGTGGCGGTGCTGATGCTGTTGGTGGCAACGGAACTTCTACGGCTGGTGGCGCAGGTGGAAACGGTAAAGACATAAGCGGTTTTATTGGCGGCGCAACATATTACGCAGGCGCGGGCGGCGGTGGTGGTGGCACAGGTACGGGTGGTAGCGCAGGCAACGGCGGTGTCGCAGGCAAAACAAGTGGCACAGGAAATTCGGGCGTAAATTATGGTGCAGGTGGTGGCGGTACTGCTGGCAATGCGGCTGGTGGCGCTGGCGCAGCAGGTGTTGTGTATGTCAGGTTTAAGGTCTGATTATGAACAGACAATACTTTGCACAATTAGACGAAAATAACATTGTGACAAATGTTCATGTAGTAACAGCCGAATTTATGGCAGAAAACCCTGAACGATATCCGGGTGTTTGGGTTGAAACATTTTTTAATACAGCAGGCAAAACTTATGCGGGTATCGGCTACACATACGACTACGACACACAAGATTTTATACCACCACCACCGATTGACAACGACGACGAGCCGTAATGCAATGCGATACAAGTTGTTTGCGTTAGTACTTATGTTGACGGCTTGCGAAACCACACGCGACAACACGTTAACCGTTAAATCGCGCGTCAAAAACATGACACTAAATAACTGCAACGTACCTGATCGTTGCGGCATAACACCATGACTCGG